TCGTAGATAACGGTAGTACAACCAATATAGAAAGATATCAAAACGGTTCAAATAACCAAACTTTAACTTTTAAAACAAAAGAGATAGTCATGCCAAAACTAACTAGCATGGCTTTTGTAAAAGTTGAAGCAGAGTCGTTTGCAAACCCAGGTATTACAGTAAAAGTTTTTGGTGATGGCACAGAGATATACGATGCTACGATTACAACGTCAGGATCTGTATTCAGTGTAACGGGAGCTGCACCTACTTCGTTTAGTGCTACTTCTATTTCTGAACCCATTCTTAGATTACCTGCTAGTAAACACAAAACATTTGCAGTAGAAGTTAGTGGAGCCCAAGTCGTAAATGAGATAGCCATTGCAGAGAGCATGGAAGAACTAAGGAGTGTCTAATGAGCACAACAGGAACTAAAGTACCTGCAATCATAGATATCCCAGCAGATATCGATCCTAAAATAAAAAGAGTATTAGACTCTCTCAAAGAAGCCTCAGAGGTAAGGTTAGGTAGACGAGGTGACCCTAGAGATAGAGCAATAACTCTAAGAGAGTTAGTAGATAGCGGTTTAGCAGTTGAACTAAAGGATAACCCTTTTGATCCTAATGCAGGAACAGGAGAAACTGATTTTGCTTTACCACCTTTTATACAACCGGATCCAAGCGCCCCTGTGCCACCAACGCCCACAGGGCTGTCCGCAGGGGCTGCTTTTACTACTATTACTCTTGATTGGGACGACCCACAAATAAGCAACTTAGCTTTCACTGAGGTTTGGCGTAACGGTAGCGATAACTTAGGTTCGGCTGTTCGAGTAGATACGGTTAGTGCTAATGTTTGGTCTGATACTGTTGATACCGCACAAACTTTTTATTATTGGGTACGTCACGTAAATACAAACAGTGTGACGGGTACGTTTTCTTCTTCGGTAAATGCTACTACCGCTCAAGTAAACGCTGCAAGAATTCAAGATGCAATTATTGATAATACTAAATTAGTTAATAAAACTTTGACGAACACTAAGATTGCTGACGGTACGATAACGTCTGATATTCTAGCGGCTAACTCAGTTATCGCTGGGAAGATTGCGACTAATGCCATTGTAGCTAATGATGGTGTTATTGGTAACGCTGCCATTCTTACCGCGCAAATTGACGATTTAGCAGTAACAGGTGCAAAAATAGCTAACCTAGCAGTAGATGCCGCAAAAATGGCTAACGCTACTATTACTTCAGCTAAGATAGGATCGTTAGAAGTAAAATCCTCAAACATAGACAACTTAGCAATAACTACGGGTAAGATACAAGATGCTGCTATAACAAATGCAAAAATAAATGATTTAAATGCTTCTAAAATTACAGCAGGAAGTATTAATGCCGCTAGAATAGCTGCTAATAGTTTAGATATTGCAGGTAAAGGTGTAGTAGGTTCTGCGGGAAACATCACAGGAAGTGTGGGTGTTAATGTAAGCACTTTGGCAAATGACACAGATACAGAAAATGCTGACACAACATGGTTTGGTTCTAACCCTCCTCACCATTACATAAATAAATTTATGACTTTAATTACAAGTGTAACGTGGACTACACCTGCTTTTACTGGAACTAGAAACTATGTTGTAACTGGACAAGGCACGCCAGTAGGGATTTTTAGTGGGGATGAAGATACAGCAGCAGTTTTATTAGTTAGAGAAACAAGTTCTGCTACAGGGTTTCAAAGTTCTAACTCTTCAGATTTTATAGTTCAAACTGGTTTTTTTACTGAAGGTAGTTTAGCAGGGAATGGTATTATGCTTAACGGCCAGTTTTCTGCTGATGGTAGTTCAACGTATACCGCATATCTTTTAATGACTATAAATAATTATGCTGGTACAAAAGGAGTAGCAGATGCAGCTATCTTAGTTTATGGGTTGGGTGCGTAATGACGATTGCGACTTTTAATAAAGACACTGGTGTAACAGTATTAAAAACTACCTTAGAACGTCTTAGACAGAGACGAGACGCTCGACTAAAAATAAGTGACTGGACACAAATGCCTGACTCGCCTCTTTCTGATGAAAAGAAAACAGAGTGGGCAACTTACAGACAACAGTTAAGAGATTTACCTTCTGGCTATACTGATGAAAATGAGTGGACAGATATAGTGTGGCCTACCAAACCAGAATGAACGAAGTAATTACCCTAATAAATGATGTTGGTTTTCCAATAGCTATGACCCTTGGTCTAGGGTTCTTTGTTTGGAAGTTACTCAATCGTATTATTACGGGTATGGAAACTAAAATAGATACAGTTGATGATAAATTAGCTGAAGCTTTGGCCACTACAGAGAAAAGGCTAGACGCTAAATTAGACGCACAACATGCTATATTAGTATCGTTGATAGATAGAGTTAGATCTGTTGACAATGAAATAATTAGACAGGATGTGTTTCTCAAAACTATGTTAGGTGCACCTAATTTAATAGAAAAAGAGAAATTATCGAAGTCACAACTAAAAGATAAAAGGAAGGACTAATGACTAAATTAGAAATCTTACAAACGCAACGTAGCGTTTTAACAGGACAACGAGCTAAGTTAACTCTTGATATGGAGATATATTTGGATAACCCTACAAGTATTCCTGAGCATACAGACTTTAGTGAATACTTAGACAAGATACTTACTCAATTGGTAGAAGTTAATGATAAAATAAAACTATTAAATTTTTTAATTAAGGAGGTTGAAAATGAGTAGTGCAACTAGAATTATAGAAGATCAAGGCGAAGGCGAGATTAACGGTACGCCGGTTTCTGAAAAACGAGCTGTTCCTAATATGAAACAGGGTAGTGCTAACGATTTAGCTTTTGATGCCGAAAAAGCTGACAGAGATAAAGATGGTCAAGTTAGCGATTATGAGAAAACAGTGGCTATGAAAATGCTAGCAAACATGAGGAAAAATGCCTAGAACTAGAAAAAAACCTTCTATGAGGGTAAAAAAGAAATCGTTAACTAAACGTCAAGAAGCTACTATGAAACGTCATAGTAAGCACCATACTAAAAAACACATGAGTTTTATGAAGCGTAGAATGCTTATGGGCGATACGTTTACTCAAGCTCACAAAAAGGCTAAAAAAGCCGTTGGAGATTAATATGCCAGCAAAGAAAAGAAAAACTACTAAAAAGAAAAAAGGAGCTACTCCTACTAACAAAGCTTTGTACGCTAGAGTGAAAGCAGAAGCTAAACGTAAATTTAAAGTTTACCCATCTGCATACGCTAACGGTTGGTTAGTGCGTACATACAAGGCCCGAGGTGGTGGTTATAGGTAATGCCTAAGAAAAGAGACCCGAAAAAGGGCACAGGCAAGAAACCAAAAGGTTCTGGTAGAAGGTTATATACTGATGAAAATCCAAAAGATACAGTTAGAATTAAGTTTGCAACTCCTGCTGATGCTAGAGCAACAGTGGCTAAAGTTAAGAAGATTAGGAAACCTTTTGCTAGAAAAATACAGATACTTACTGTTGGTGAACAGAGGGCTAAAGTAATGGGTAAAACACAAGTAGCAGGTATCTTTAGAAAAGGTAAAGAAGCCATAAGAAAAGCGAGAAAGAAACGTGGCTAATACTAAACCTAAAGGAGGCTTGACCGCTTGGTTCGGCAAAGGTAAAAAAGGTGATTGGGTAGACATTGGTGCACCCAAGAAAAAAGGTAGATTTCAACCTTGCGGACGTAAGTCTGCAAAGAAAAGTAAACGTGCGTACCCGAAGTGCGTACCACGGTCTAAGGCCCGTAGTATGACAGCTGCACAAAGGCGTAGTGCGGTAGCACGTAAGCGAAGAGCGGGTAATCCGGGTGGAAAACCTACTAATGTAAGAACTATGGTAAAAAGGAAAAAGAGACGTGGCACAAAGAAGAAAAAGTAAAATGCCAGCCAGAAACAAAAAGAACTTCCGTTCTACAAAGTCGGGAGCTGGTATGACTCGTGCGGGTGTAAAAGCTTATAGACGTTTAAATCCAGGCTCTAAGTTAAAAACAGCTGTTACAGGTAAAGTTAAAAAAGGTAGTAAAGCAGCAAAAAGACGTAAATCATTTTGTGCTAGATCTGCTGGACAAATGAAGAAGTTTCCTAAAGCAGCTAAGAATCCTAATTCAAGATTAAGACAAGCACGTAGACGTTGGAAGTGCTAAGTAGTAAAATAAGAACATGATTAACAGACCCGTAAAATATAAAGAACCACACACGTACAAAGACATTTGTACTAAAAAGTATTCAACGGTTCCTGATCATGATGGGAGTGTGGTAGGTGAAAAACAATCTAAGTTTTTTGATACCCATTCTGATAAAACTTTTAAAAACACTAAAGCGGAGTATTAATATGCCGGGACATTACGGAAAAAAGAAACCTATGAAGAAAAAAGGCATGAAAAAAGGCATGACTAAAAAGCCTAAAAAAATGTCAATGAAAAAGAAAAGAGGAAGCTACGGCTACTAAGCTTTACCTGAATTACTATTTCTTCTAAAAGATCTATTAGTGCTTTGATGCACAACCACTAAGTTATTAGTGTCATTATTAAATGGGTTGCCATCTCTATGGTGGATATCAAATCCACTACCTTTAGTAACACGCCCTGATCTTTCAGCTATACGCCTTGCTTTATTACGCATGGCGCGTTTCTTTTTTTGATCTGGTCTACCCTGATAATTAGCGTATTCTTTTTTATAGTTTCTAGGCATTAGTATTTAGTGGTGGGGTTATCTCTTGTAGGTTTATTAGCTGCTGCTTTTGGTATAGGTCTAGCGGATCCCATAAGCTGTTTTATTTGAAAGCCATCTTCTGCGTTACGTAAGTTTATTAGCTTTTTTTTCCAATCTGGTAAAGCATTCCAATAAGTAGAGTCTGCTTCAAAGTTGTATCTACCGCATCCTTTACACCTATCGTCTCCAAATTGACGTACTGTACACCACCCAATGCAGGGCGAATCTGCTAAACTTGTGCACTCTCCAGTCAAACTAGAGAGATTTTTGCCGCTCATAGCCATTATTTTATACATATTTTTTCTAATTCGTCTATAAAATCGTCTATGCTCATAGCTTCTGTTATGTAATCTCTGACCGTATAAACGTTAACTACATCAAAATTATCGTTGAAAACCACGCTTTTTCCGACTCCTAAGGCTACAAACACAGGCACACCCTCGTCTTTACGTGCGTTAAGCCAGGCACACTGTTGAGTAGTTACACCAAATTTAATAAAGGTATTGTGCCTTTTTGGTAACTCTTTTTTATATTTATACTCTACAAAACAATGGCCCCCTGGACCGGAGTAGAACACATCTGGAACACCGCCGTGGTAGGCGTCATTTATCTTCCATTTGTAGATATCAGAAGAAAGTCTTTTATGTATTTTATTTATGAAATGCCTTTCCTGCATGAAAAGACATTATACTAGAGTTACGTACATGGGGCGACAGGATGTGTCACCCTATGTACGCATTACTATAGGATTAAGATTCTACTTTTTGTGGTGCTAATTTTACGTACGTATCTTTAGCGTAAGCATAATCGTCATCAGTTACATAACCTTGAAACTCTACATTTAAGTTATAAAACTTTTGTGCAGATCTATTTTGGGTTTGTAACGATGTTAGTTTCCATAAGCCAGCGAATCTATCGCCACCCATTTGTCCTATTTGAGTATTCCATTCTTTGGACACTCTTAACTTAGAAGACGCAAAATCCATAATAAATGGAGTTTGGAGTAAATCTCCTGTCTTCTCGTCTTTTCTTAGTAACACATGGGACTGGGTCTGGATAATCTCATGGTCTTCAGCTTTTAATCCTTCTTGTTCTAGATAGGACAATGCAGCTTCTTGACTAGGATAAGTTCCAACTAAGCCACCACCACTTTCACGTTTTTTCCAAAGTACGAAGTCTTCTTTAAAGAATACGTTAATTACGTACAACTCCTTACCGTAGTTTTCACGTGTGACTGTGTTGATTAGATCACCTGGCTTAGTGCCTTCGATGTAATCGTTGTGATTTTCATCAACTTCGTTGTTAAGTTGTTGTAGCAACTTAACACGTGGGGTTTGTAAATGCTCAGCAGAAACGTTTTCGTTACCGAGCCCAGCGGCCTCTTTTATGTGCGCAGGCACTTTAGCAGAGGTTAGCGTTATAGCGGTTTCACTCATAGTTCACCTTTCATTTTTCGTGGTTAAAATTACTTAGATCGATAATTTAATCGGTCTAACTCCGTGGCACTTACGCCTGGAACAGATTGTCCCATAGCCATAAGTTCCCTAAATGCTGTAGCTGACATACGTTTCTGTAACAACTCTGTTTGACGAGTGTCAAATATGTGTTGCCATAGAGCGTCCCAATCAGATACAGTTGGTACAATTTCTACTTTCGTAGATATAGTACACATATCATTGCCGGCACGATCGATACCAAGTTCTTTCATTTGGGCAATAATTCCTGCCTCTAGTTCGTTTTGTTCTTGTTTAAGGACTTTTTCTTGTTCTTGTAAGTCTTTAATAGAACTACGAATTTGAGTTAATTTATGTAGTTTGTCGTCTAATGTTGGTTGTTGATTTTCGTTCAATGGATCGTCCTCTCTGTAGTATCTGGAAATCTATTATCGATTTCCATGGTTAAGTGTACACCAGCAACTAGTTCTATGGCTTGCATAGCAGCCTCTTTCACAATCTTGTGAATCTCTGGTTGCTGATCTATGTCGTATTCTTGCACTATTAGTTCTCCGATAACGAAGATTAAAGCAGTAGCAAGAACATCAGGATCTTGATTTCTCAAAATCTCTAATTCTGCTTGGGGTAATTCTCCTAGGTGGATAGTTCTTTTAGACTTCTTAGTCATATTTTTACTATAACTCATTAAGCTTCCTTATGTAAGTTGTTTAATATAGTTAACAAACTCTCCATACGATTGAGTTTGCCGTTAAGTTTTGCGTACACTTGTTCTTCCCAGGTGTTACGTGCAGCAATCAAAATGGTTTCTGTTTTCTGGGTTTGACCAGAACGATGAATACGTCTATTAAATTGTTGAAAATGTTCTGCATTGTAAGTTGGACTACACCATATAGCTGTGGTGGCTTTAGTAAGCGTTAGTCCATGACCTGCGGACTGTGGATGTGCAAACAATACTTTTAGTTGACCGGCTTGAAAGCGTTCTACAATATTTGATCTTTTATGTGCAGGAGTTTCTCCATCGATAACTTCGTATGTATAACCGCGTTTTTCTGCTAATTGTACAAGAGCGTCACGTTCATGTTTCCAATTAAATGCAACTAGAGAGTGGTTACGCACATCTAATAGATCCATGACTAGGTCGTAACGCTCTTGGTGTATGTATTGAGTTAATCCATTCTCATCATACACACCCCCACTTACTAACTGTAATAACTTTTTAACTCTAGCTCCTGCATTGATAGCATTTATAGTTCCTTGTTTTGTATACAAGACTGACTCTTCAGCGAGTGTTTTGTACATACGAGCTACCTGGGGGGAAAGGTTTGTATAAACAGTTCGCATTATATTATCAGGTAGATCAATACAATCTTCTAACGCGAACCTAATATTAATGTCTTTTAATTTATCTGCTACTGTTTCTTCGATGCCGGGTTTGTCTATCCATACGTTAGCAAAGCCATTAAATTGTGGCGTACATACTTGATTCCGGTAAGAATAGTAACGATTACCGAGTCGTTGTCCTTGGTCTACTAGATAGACTGGATGCCAAAGATCAAGAATAGTGTTGGTATTAGGAGTACCAGACATACATACCCTCCTTCCGAAGTGCTGTACGAGTTCTTGAGCGTTCTTTGAACGTTTAGCGTCTTTATTTTTAAATGCTGTAAATTCATCAATTACTAAATTGTCGAATGTAGTTAATAATTGTTGGTTTTTGACTAAAAAATTAACAGCTTCAAAATTCGTGATGACCATATCATATGACGAATCTTCGAAAACTTTTTTACGATTTTTAGCAAAAGCAACACCGTAGTTAATATCAGGTTGAAATTTCTTTATATCATCAACCCAAGCTGCTTCAAGAATGGATAACGGTGCTAAAACAAGCGTCCTGCCTCCCCACTGAATGTGAGCATCTAAAACTGATCTTGTTTTTCCTGTGCCAGGATCTGAAGTAACTAAACAACATGGGTTATCTACAATGAACTTAGTTGTTTCTTCCTGATGTGCATAAGCACTATTGATTGATTTCTCCATAAAATCACCTTTATTTGTATTTATTTTTTGTTATTTAAAGTTTGTTTATTATAACTATTTTACACCCCATTTACAAGGTGGTTCTTCACCATTTTTATATGAACACCACCTACAATTAGCGTTTGATGGGTTCGGTGGGAACTTTTCTGCAGTAGTCATAACTACAGCTCGCTCGTGTAATTTAGGCAAAAATAAGAGAGCTTGGTCTCTTGTATAAGACTGCTCCATAGTTGTGCCATGATCTAAATACCACAGTTCTGTTTGTACATGTTGTAGATCTGGGTAACGTAAGAAAGTTCCAATTGCATATGTAAGAGCTTGTTGTCCATGAGTTATTTCATTACCAAACTGTTTACCAGTTTTATAATCAATAACACGTGCACTTGTTTCATCTTCATGAACCATAGCGTCTAGTTTTACTCTTGCCCAAACATTGGGAGCCATCCATGCGCAAGGTTCCCAATCTATAGTAAAACCCCACTCGCCCTCTAGTTCTACTTTACCTTCTTCGTACATATTTCTCAGACGTTCAAACTGTGTTGTAAATTTTTTTAAACTGTCTGGAAACTCAGCAAGAGTCCCCTCTACATAATGTTCTGCTTCCTCATGTATTACAGTACCGCGTTTGGCTGCAGGCCCGTAGTCCTCTGATATTCGTTTAACTTTAGAGATATAAATCCTGTATGGGCACGTTTCATACGTTTTAAGAGTTGAATGAGACCATGCAGGTATAAGTCCTAGTTCCTTAGGTTTTGACGCCTCTATGACATTATGCAAGTCAGGGCGCCTATCTTGAGTAAGTTTAGGCATATGTATAGGAGATTAATTAGTTCATAACAGATTTATCTCCTAATAAAGTAGTATCATTTGCGTTAAAGTGTTCTTCTATTAAGGTTTGTTTTACTTTAGGATCTAACACCCAAGTAACTAATACACCTCTTGGTGCAGATGAATTTTTACCTGCACCCATACGTTTTCTAGTGGTTGTTACATTTAACCTGCTCATGGCTTTTGTAAAGTCTCTAATTGCTAACGCTTTCCTATTATCTGTTAAAACATCATACACTAGTTTAAAGTGTTGCATAGGTATGATTATTTCGCTGTCTGCTTTACTTATCCAATCTTTTATATATCTTTGTGCTGTACTAATTCCGCCGGCGTCAAAAGTGTTTGTAAGCGGAATGTCTAGTATTTCAATAAAATATTCTAAATTGCTTTGTTTTATTGCAGTAGCAAATTCTTCTAAGACTGACATAGAAACTTGTTTCATTTCTTTCTTAGCCTCATTTTCTAATGCGGTATGAGCCATACGAGTATCTACCTGAAACTTTTGTAAGAGTCCTGCAAAATCAAATAGTTCTGCTTGTATGTTTGTTAAGTTATCTAAAAAGTTAGGATGAGATACTTCTAACTTACTTTCTTGCCTGGGGGCTACGTTGTAACGCCTATCGCCTTCTTCTATTTTAACTGCGTCAGCTCGGTTGGTAAGAAAGATAAAGTTGCAAAAACTAGGTAACTCTATCTGGTTAGTACGCATAGCACGTATTGTAAGATTAGGTTCTGTTATTTGGTGTTTAAGTTTATCTGCCATACGTCCTGTATTACCTGAGTCACCCATACGAAACTCATCTACAACTAAGAAGAGCGCTGTGCGCATGTACAAATTAAATTGTTCTTCTATATTTTCTAAGGATCTCATTGGCACTTGTTGTTCACCAAAGAGCGGCTTTAGAACTTTGTGTACAAACAAGCCCTTACCAGTCCCAGGTACGCCTGTAAATATCCATGCAGTCATAGCTTTACGTTTATTTTGGTATATATAAGCAAGCCAATTAATAAAGTGTTCAAACTCTGTAGTCCCATCTCCTAGTATGTGTTTAATTAAAGTAGTTATATGCGGTGTGTACTTAGCTAGGTGCGATGCGGTTCCGTATGTAAGTTCTGCTACATTCTCTGATGAGCCTAACATGTAGCCTGTTTTTCTATAAAGATTTACATGATAAGGGGCCGTGTCCATTTGTATGCCTTTATTAGACGCAGGATCAAATACTACTTGTGCATCTGGTATATAGTCAGGCATAGGCCTGTTGTGGGTTCGCATAAAACCTTCGAGAGAAGATTTTTGTGTAGGGGTTAAGGGATAGTCATCAGTGAACTGACTTTTATTATTATCAAATACTCCATTAAAATAAGTATCAGTATAGAAATCTCGAAGTACGATAGGTTTAATATTCTTGGCGCCATCAATTTTGTCCGCATATTTTTCAAATATGGTTTGATAAAATTCAGGATCTGCTTTTTCAATTTCAAAAATGGGTTCACCCTTAAAATTATACATATAATGCGGGTTCGTTAAAATAAAGTAATAGGCACCGCTGTCACCGCCATTGATGTTACAGTTAACATAAGGTTCGGATATCCGACAAATTTCTATACTCATACGGTCTGGGTTCTGGAGCACTTGTTCAGAGATTCCATTTACATTAACTGTAGTAATCTTTTCATTCTTTTTAGTTAGACCTGCTTTTTTTCTTAGACCATCTTTAATCTGTGTTGATAAGCTGTGAACTTTCTCTGGGTTAACATCTTTTATTAAAGAACTAATGTCTAAGATTGGCGAACTACGGTCTATGCGTACAAACCTGTCGCCAGCTACGGGGTCTTGTACACCACTAAATTTTGGTGGTGCAATATAAATAAGTTTAGAGTTATCTGCTAGGCTAACATCTAAAGGATAAGATATGCTTTGCCCATTAGCAGATAGTTTTAATTGATCTGCTAAGAAATCTGTTTCGTAATTTAAGGTTCGAAACCATTCTTTTAGAATCTTTGGTTGTACAGTATGTCCCAGCAAGAAGAATAAATGTAATGAAATCTTGTTTGCTTTTAGACCTAAACTAGCAGACGCTTGGGCTATGTAACTAACGTTGTGAAACTCTTTAGGTAAATATTGAACAAAAGCCTCTGCAATATTTTGTATATCGTATGTGTTGTACTTATCTTTAGCCCCAGGAAATGTAATCCCATCTAAATCTAATACTAATAATTGTGTACTTGCACCTCGGTCTGTCATTAATGCACGTGACTCATTCTTTAATTTTTTCTTTAAAGAACCTTT